TGCGCGTCGAAGTCAAAAACACCCTGACCGGCTCCGACACTACCGTGGCGCCGCAGCGTAATGCCGGCATCGTCGCTGGCGCGTTCCAGCCGTTCAGCAAGGAAGCACTGCTGCCAAGCACCAACACCAGCAGCAACGCCATCGAGTTCACCCGCGAAAACGCCTTCACCAACAACGCAGCAGAAGCTGCCGAAGGTGCGCAGAAGGCTGAATCGTCGCTGACCTGGACGCTGGTGAACATGCCGGTATCGACCGTTGCGCACTGGATCAAGATTTCCAAGCAACTGGCTGCTGACGCACCGGCGCTGAAAGCCTACGTTGACACCCGCATGCGCTACGGCGTGAATCAGAAGGTTGATATCCAGCTTGTGGTTGGCGATGGCACCGCGCCGAATATCTCCGGCACCTACGACACCGGCAACTACACCGCCCACGGCTACGCCAACGCGGCGCTGGGTTCGACACTGAAAAAACTGGTACTGATCCGCAAGATCATGGCCGATCTGTACTCCGCAGGCTATCCAGCCGACGCAATCGTACTCAACCCTGCCGATTGGGCGACGATTGAAATCGAGCTGTTTACCACCGCCGCCGGCCAGACCTTGTACTCGGTCAACGAAGCAGGCCAGGCACGTCTGTTCGGCATCCCGGTGATTCAGGCTCTCGGCATGGCTGCGGATACCTTCCAGGTTGGTCGCTTCAGCGAAGCCTACATGATCTACAACCGCGAAGGCGTCGTGGTGGAAATGTCCGATTCGGATGGGGACAATTTTCAGAAGAATCTTATCAGTTTGAGAGCCGAACGTCGCCTAGCACTTGCCACTGAGAAACCAGCAGCAGTGCGTGGCGGCGATCTCACCCCTGTTTGATGACGTAGGGTTATAATGTAGTTGCTGCGGATAGGGGGCACCCGACAAGAGAGATTCCTGATCTCTCTTCCGCAGACTTTAATCAGGGTTATCTACAGGAGATGACATGGAAGCTAGAGGTTTAACACCTTGCATCGGTAATTGCGGCGCAATGGTTGAGTGGCGTACAAACAAGCAAATCTATTGCGAGGCTTGCAGGCTAGAGAAGAAACGCGCAGTAGCTCGGGTTGTAATGACCAAGCAGCGAATCGCAAAAGGAATCAAGCCAGTTAAAGGCGTTCCTGTAGCGTGCTCAGTGTGCGGAGGGATGTACGACAGAGTTGTCGTTCACAGCCATAGGTGCGCAAAGTGCCAAGCAGACTACACCACGGCGCGAACAAGGCTTGAGTCTGAAAAGAAAAAGACAGATCAAGGAAGGCGTGACAGGTACAACGAGTGGTACAGGAAAAAGTTGCGCGAGGATGTTAGCTACAGGCTCACATCACACATGAGATCATTGATGCACCGCGCTTTAGGCAAAGCCAAAGCGGGTCGCAGTTGGAGAACATTCGTTGATTACTCGCTCGAAGAATTGATGTCGCATTTAGAGCGCCAATTCTTGCCTGGTATGACTTGGGAAAATAAGGGCGAATGGCACATTGACCACATCATCCCAAGATCGTCGTTTGAATACGAAAGCCCTGATGATCCTGAATTTAAACAGGCATGGGCGCTGACAAATTTACGCCCTTTGTGGGCCATAGATAACATCAGGAAGAACGCAACAAGAGAGTTTTTGTTGTAGTAGCAAAGAATCCAGCAAGCCACCTTCGGGTGGCTTTTTTGTTGTACGTATCAGGAGCAATCATGGAACTCGTACAAGTGCGCATCACCAGCACGGTGATTACCCAGCATTACGGCACGCTCATGCCCGGCACGATCCTGCGCACCAATGCGGCCTATGCCAAGCATCTGGTCGAAGACGCCAGTGCCGCAAAATACATCACCGCCCCGGCCACCACCGAGGCAGCGCCAGCGCCAGCCAAAGCTGTGCGCAGCAAAAAAACCGAACAGCAATAAGGAACAAACCGCCATGACCATTCGCATGCTGCAAGCCTGGAACGGCCTGCCAGAACAGCTCATTACCACGCTTTCCGGCTCAGAGGAATCCCGCTTGGTTGGCCTTGGCCTGGCCTCGTTTGATCTTGACGGCCCGGCGGAAAACCTGCGGATGGCCCAGCTCGCCACGGATGCGGGGGGCGTGGTCGGGGTTGTTGACCCATCAACATCCGCTATATTGTCGCTTGCTGAAAAAAACCGCTATTACCATTTTCACGGCGCAGCATCTGTCCAGTGTGCAGATGATCCCGTGTTTTTTGACCTATCAGGTACAAATAACGGTGTGTTCGGCATCAATTTATCAGTAGCAAACGCATGGGCTAACACCGGTTACATCTCAACTGTAGACCCTGTTGGCGGATCAACAGACTCTGTTATTCGTATTCCATCGTTGAATTACGATTACGACGGTGGGGAAAAACTAATTGTGTGGTGGTGTGGCAAAGCAACTGCTGAGGGGTCGGACGTCACCTTTATGGGCGACTCTTACGGCACGGCAGTTCCGGGTGTCAGGGTACGAGCTAGATCGACTGGTAAACTTGATGTCGCGTGTTATGGCGGGGGCGTTGGAAGATTTTCCCCACTATCCACTGCAACAGTATTTGATGGCGCAATAAGGGATTTCGGTTTCGTCATTGACGGTGCTACCCGGAAATACGGGGTGTGGGTCGATGGTGTTTTTGACGCAGCGTTTGGTGGTTCCCTTGGTAACATGGGGGCTGGAAGTGCTGATACTCGGACAAGCAACACATGGCAGATTGGAGCTGGTTCCGCCGCTCCGGGCGGAACGGACGGGATAGCAACGCGCACACGTGGGCTGGTTATAATCAGATTGCCAGCTAGTAAAGCATTGCCCACGGTTGGTGATTTAACAACGATCTTCAAGCAACTGAGGGCAAACCCAAGTGCGCTTATTCTGGCGGGTGCAGTATGAAGATCGTGGATTACCCATTAATCGACTCATTTTCGAGCGTCTTTCAGCTACAAGCAAATGGTGTGAACACATCCGGGAATGATTCGCCTGCTGGCATACCGGGGCGGCTTGAAATCGTTGATGGGGTGATGCGCGCGACTGTCTTATCAACAGACGCGCAGACATCACTAGGGCATCGCTCTGAAATTCGCGCAGAAAGCAACCCTGTTGGAGAATACTGGTATACGTGGGAAATGTTGATACCTGAGTCATGGGTTTCGGACGTTGCTATAGCGGTAATGCAGATCCACGATTCTCCCGATGGCGGGGACAATCCAAGATTCCCCAATTTTTTGCTGACGGTCGAGGGCGACCATCTTGTTGCGCTAGTGCCGTCGGCCACTCTGCCGACAGAAGGGGTGGGCGGCACGCGTGTTGCAGTGGAAAATTTATATAAAAATCGCTGGATTAGTTTATGTCTACATGTGTCGTGGGCGACAACAGCGTCAGGTCTTATTGAGCTATTTATAGACCGCACTCCTGTGTATAAGCGGTTCGGCATCGCTACCCACTACATTGATGCGAATGGCCCGTATTTAAAACTTGGGGTGTATGATTATTACCACGTTGGCAGTTTTTTGGAGAAAACCGCTTATTTCAGAAATTTACGCATTTGGTCTGGCAATGACGGATATCAACAAGTGATGGGTGGTTTGCCAGAGTCTAAAAAACTCATGGTCATGCCGTAACCGACGAAAAATACACACCCCGCCCCGCGCGGGCTTCTTCATTTCTGGACTGACGATGCAAACCCAACTCACGCCACCCGCAGCCGAGCCGTTTACGCTGGCCGAGGCCAAGCTGCATCTGCGTGTTGATGCGGACATGACAGACGATGACAGCCTGATTTCCGCGCTGATCGTCACCGCCAGCCAGCAGGCAGAGCATCGCACTGGCCGTGCGCTGGTCACGCAGCAATGGCGCTACTCGGTTGACGCGTTCCCGGCTGATTCGCTGGAACTGCCGCTGCCGAAGCTGCAGTCGGTGCAGGCCGTGACGTATCTCGACAGCAACGGCACCCGCCAGACGCTGGCGAATACCGAATATGACGTAATCACCGACGAACTGGTCGGCCGCATTATCCCGGCCTACGGCAAAAGCTGGCCATCCTGCCGCGAGCATCCCGGCTCTGTGCGGGTGGATTACACCTGCGGCTATGGCGCATCTGCTGATGTGCCGCAGTCGATCAAGGCATGGATGCTGCTGGCCATCGCCACCTGGTACGAAAACCGCGAAGCACTGACAGCCGGCCAGCCAGTTGCCGAACTGCCGCGCTGTTTCTGGGAAGGTTTGCTCGATCCGTTCTGGGTGCCGGGGGTGTGATGGGTGCCGGAAAACTAAACCACCGCATCACCCTGAGCGGTCTTTCCTCCGGTACTGATGAACTCGGCCAGCCGCTGCAGTCGTGGGTGGATTTCGCTACGGTCTGGGCGGATGTGCGCTTTGTCAGCGGCATCGAAACCATCAAGGCTGGCCGCGAGATTTCCACCAGCCGCGCCAGCGTGCGTATTCGCCGCCGTGCCAACGTGAGCCGGCAGATGCGTGCGCGCATTGATGGCGTGGAATACGACATTCTCGACATCATCCCCAGCGCAGACCGCGCCTGGTTGACGCTGATTTGTGAGGTGGCGCTGTGAGTGCTCGCATCAAGGTTGATATCGCTGGATTCAAGCAGCAGCTAAATGCCGTGGCCGACAAAATGAACCAGGCCACCCGGCCGGCCGCGCAG